AGAATTGTGGTTGCAAGAGACACACCGACGACTGATGACGCTAATGGCGATCTAACACTGTGGGCAGTTAGCTTATACGAGGCAACTTAATGGCCTTGAAATTCAACGGCACAACTCAATACTTGCAACGCAGCGAGGCCATGTTTAGCGGGTCAAGCACAAGCTACAACTGGACGCTTGTGGCATGGTGCCGACCAGACGACCGGCATGAAGGAACGGTAATAGGTGCAGACCAAGGCAGCGGCAGCAATGGCCGTTTTTCGCTGTTCAGTCGTAATGTTGGCCGTTTTGCTTTGCGTCGCAAAAGCGGCTTTATACAAGAAGCGGCAGCATCTTATGCAAACGGCAACACGCAATGGTTCCATTTAGCGGGAACTTGGCAATATTCGCTGCGCACGCTTTACGTGGACGGCGCAAGCAAAGCAACACAATCAACAAGTATAAGCCTTGATCCTGCAAAGGCTACCAACTTTTATATCGGCCGCGACCATTCGGGCAAGTATTGGGAAGGAAAAATCGCAGAATGTGCCGCCTATAGTGTTATTTTAACAGCGGCAGAAATACAACAACTAGCCGCCGGGGCTTCTCCGCTGTTTATTCGGCCAGCTTCTCTTATTGGATAC